TCTTCCACTTCCTCATTGGTATCTGCGGATACATGGGTCGTCAGTGGGAGTTATCATACCGCTTAGGTATGCGTCCTTGGATCTGTGTTGCTTATTCAGCACCTGTATCTGCTGCTTTCGCAGTCTTCCTTGTGTATCCTTTTGGTCAGGGTTCATTCTCTGATGGAATGCCTTTAGGTATCTCTGGTACGTTCAACTTCATGTTCGTATTCCAAGCAGAGCACAACATCTTGATGCACCCATTCCACATGGCAGGTGTAGCAGGTATGTTTGGTGGAGCACTCTTTGCTGCTATGCATGGTTCACTTGTTACATCTTCACTTATCCGTGAGACTACCGAAAATGAGTCTCAAAACTACGGTTATAAGTTTGGACAAGAAGAAGAGACATATAACATCGTTGCTGCTCATGGATACTTTGGTAGATTAATCTTCCAGTATGCATCATTCAACAACAGTCGTTCACTTCACTTCTTCCTTGCAACCTTCCCAGTTGTTTGTATCTGGCTTACCTCTATGGGTATATGCACGATGGCATTCAACCTGAACGGATTCAACTTCAACCAGTCGATTGTATCGGCAAACGGTAAGGTTGTTCCTACATGGGCAGACGTTCTTAACAGAGCAAACTTAGGTATGGAAGTTATGCATGAGCGTAACGCTCACAACTTCCCACTAGACTTGGCAGCAGTTCCTAATGACGGACTGCCAATTGCACTAGTGGCACCTGCTGTTGGTTGACACGCAACTGACAATCTGATACAATGGGAGGAGTTAAACCCTCCCATTTTTTATGCATGGAAATTTAGAACCAGAGGAAAGAGTCTTTGGAACAAGTATCACAGTGTATTCAACTGAAGGTTGTTTCTATTGTGAACAGATGAAACTTCTCATGAACAGAGCTAAGTTATCTTTCAATGAAATTAAGATTGGTGACAGAGAACGTGATGCTTTTGCAGAAAAGTATCCTGATGCCAAAGGATATCCCTATGTTATAATGGATGGTGAACCTATTGGTGGTCTAGTCGAGACTGCTAAAGTTCTATTAAAAAAAGGACTGATAAGTGGAAAAGAAAAATGACCATCCAGAACTGTCCATAAATAAAGGCATAGAGTTAATGCTTAGGAGGAAAAATAAAGATCCCTTACCTAAGACTGGGTTTGGTTTTAAGAAAGCATTCTCTCTGTTCAGACGCAATTGGTATTTTAATATCGATCTGAGATGGGAGAAGAATACACCACCATCATAACTGGAGAAGTACCATGACAGATACTACGATTCTTTTTTTCTCGGCTACATTATCATTTTTGTTCATGTGTGTCGGTGTCATTGTTGGTTGGACGGCAAAGGATTTTGCACATGATTACATGTGGTCCAGAGATGAGGTAGCATACCACCCAGAGATGTATGATGAGAATGGAAATTTGTTCAATGAACAATTACTATCAGTAAAATTTATTAATGAGGATGAAATAGATGAAACTCTTGATGCATGAGATACTACAGAAAGTATCCAACGCAAAGACAAAGAAAGAAAAGGTTACACTGCTGAAGAAGTACAATACTCAAGCACTGCGATCTTTATTCATCATTAACTTTGATGAAACAGTGATTAGTCTTCTACCACAAGGAGATGTACCCTACGAACCTAATGACGCACCAGAAGGTACAGAACATACCATCTTAGAGAAGGAAGCAAGGTTGCTTCATCATTTCTTTAAGGGTGGATCAAATGTATCTCAGGTCAAGCGTGAGAATATGTTTATTCAAATGCTAGAAGGTCTTAATCAAGGTGAAGCAGAAGTATTGTGTCTTGCTAAGGATAGAAAACTTGGTAGGCGTTGGAAGATTACTAAGGCATGTGTATCTGAAGCATTTCCTGGTATCCAATGGGGTGGAAGGTCATGAAGACTTTATGGCAGTGGGTTCTTAAACTGTTGCCAAAGAAGAAGACTAAGCCTGTTGACATTAAAGATCCATGGGGTGAATGAAAAAAGAAATCTTTGCTATTCCAATCTTCACTGAGAAGATTAACTTGAAGAAAATAAAGACTGGCGTTGGTGAGTTCTCACCCACTTGGGAGAGTGGTGTGCTCACCACTTTTAATAATGGGTTGAAGATTTATGACAGTACATGGACGTACCTGTTGACAGTCATCAGACCTCTGTTAGAATCATTACCAGATCAGGTCAAGTCCATTGAGTTCATGGGTATGTGGAGGAACAAATATGATCCTCGATCCTATCAGGGATACCACATTCATCCCAATGCTCAATGGAGTTTTATCATTTATGAAGATGTAACATCTAAGACTGCATTCATTAACCCTATCATGCCACTGGTACAAAATCATATGGGAGACTGTTCAAAAGTATTCCCTATGGATTACAGACCTAACTTAGAACCAGGATCTATGATACTTTTTCCATCCTTCTTAGGACATGAAGTATTACCTGGAAATACAGGAACAACTTTGTCTGGTAACTTAGTAGTGGAGTATCAATAGTTAAATTCTATATACATTAGAGGCATTACCCCCGATGAGATTAGGAGTACTATGTTCTGGAAACGGAACCAACTTCGAGAACATCCTTCGTACTTGTAACAAGGATGAAGTTGTGTTGATGATACACAACAAAAAGGATTGTGGTGCTGCTAGGAGAGCAGAGAAATTTGGAATTCCTCATTGTCATATTTCTCACAAGCATGAGGATCAGATCATTCAACTCATGCAAGCATGGAGAGTAGATCTCATTGTGTTAGCAGGTTGGATGAAGGTTATATCACCTGAGTTTGTTAAAGCATTTCCCAAAAGAATAATTAATCTACACCCATCGTTACTTCCAAAATATAAAGGACTCCATGCTGTTGAACAAGCATTGGAAGCAGGTGAAAAAACTACTGGTTGTAGTGTTCACTATGTCACAGAAGAATTAGATGCAGGTGAAGTTATTATTCAATCGGAAGTTCCTATTGAACCTGATGATACAGTTGAAACATTAACACCTAGAATACAACGTAAAGAATATGCTATCCTTCCTGCGGCCATCGAACATGTTAAGCACAAAATACCGACTCCAACTCACTGACATTTGTTGTAGAATAATTTCAACAGATGGTGAGGTTTCTCTTGACGAGAGAATCTGGATGAATAAGTTGATAGAACACAACAATCATGCCAGAGAATTAGCAGGTGCTCTCCTGTGTCCTGATTATATTCCTCACGAGTATGAATTGTAACAATCGATACAGTTCTACTTGACTATATAATATACATGTGTTAGTATTAACACAACGTTCACCCCATTAGGGGCGCAAGTAAGCCGACACGGAACGGAATCGTTCATCCCTTCGGGGACGCAAATGCCGACTGAAGGAACGGGTCTCATCCACCCTACCTGAGGACAAGCCAATGGCACAAGTCACTTACCGTGGAGTCTCCTATGACTCTGAGGAGTACCGCAAAGTGGTACAGAAAGCAGCACAACAGAGAAACTTCGATCTAATGTATCGTGGTGTCAAAGTTGCTAAGAAATTAGTTGCTGCATAGATAAACCAAAATTCACTTTTGGTTTACATGAATCCAGGAAAATTTTTTCCTGGATTTTTTTTGTTTTGAAAGTCGCATATAAATACCTAGTAAAGAATAATTACTACTGAATGGAAGAGAGTCGTAGAAAAGATACAAGGAAAACTGCGAAGAGAATAATCAAGCTTGCCAAAAAGCATCCAGAGTGGTATACTAAGGAAGATGTGAAGTATGCTAAGCTCATACGTAAGAGACTTAAAAAGAATGCAACAAGTGAAACTGGTATCAGTCACTCCCAAAGCGGAGGAGACAATGGGTTACGTGGCGAGAGTCAGCAACCCGAACAACCAAGACAACCCAAACGTAGCTGGATTGTTAGGTTATTGCATAAAGCATGGCCACTGGTCGGTTTTTGAACAAGCACACATGACTGTGGAGATTGAGACTACACGTGGTCTTGCTGCACAGATCTTAAGGCATCGTTCATTCACATACCAAGAGTTTTCACAGAGGTATGCTGATGTCTCTCACATTAGAGAGGACATCCCTTTGCCAGCACTACGTCGTCAAGATAGTAAGAACAGGCAGAATAGTATTGATGATGTAGATCCAGTAACACAACAAAACTTTGAGATTGAGATGCGAAAGCATTTTGATCAGAGTATTGATCTGTATAAGAAGATGCTTCACGCAGGTATTGCTAAGGAGTGTGCTCGGTTTGTACTACCTCTTGCTACACCGACTCGGTTATATATGACAGGTAGTGTACGCTCATGGGTACACTATATTGATCTACGTTCTGCACATGGTACTCAGAAAGAACACATGGAAATTGCTGAGTTGTGTAGAGATATATTTAAAAAAGAATTTCCTATTGTATCTAACGCACTGGAGTGGAACTAATGCCTACCTATCCTTTAATTCATAAACAAACTGGTGAGAAACAGGAGTTATCTATGACAATGAAACAGTATGAACAGTGGTTGAAAGACAACCCTGATTGGCATAAAGATTGGCAAGCGGGTGTAGGAAACCATGTCACTGAAGTAGGTGACTGGCGTGATAAGATGAGTAAGACACATCCAGGATGGAAAGATGTTATTGGACGGGCAGGTAAGGTTGATAAAGGATGGGACCGTCGTGGATATGATTGGGGTGGTGGTTAATTATGGCAGTTAAGAAAAGAACTCCAACCAAGATGTCTAAGAGACAGATGAGGCGCAAGAAGCCCATCGATTCATCTTTCATGACAGATATCAAACCCCTCACAGAGAACCAAGAGTTGTTCTTTAAAGATTGGGGTGAAGATAAAAATATCTTTGCTTATGGTTGTGCTGGTACAGGTAAGACATTCATTGCATTGTACCTTGCACTCAAGGATGTACTAAGTGACTTTACTCCTTTCGATAAGGTTTATATTGTTAGGTCTTTGGTAGCAACAAGAGAGATTGGTTTCCTACCAGGAGATCATGAAGATAAGTCAGACATATATCAGATACCATATAAGAATATGGTTCAGGCTATGTTTGAGATGCCAGATGATAATTCTTTCGAGATGTTATATGAAAATCTTAAGCACCAAGAGACTATTTCTTTCTGGTCTACATCATTCCTTCGTGGTACAACTCTTGACAATGCTATTGTTATTGTTGATGAGTGTCAGAATCTCAACTTCCACGAGCTTGATTCTATCATGACTCGTGTTGGTCAAGACTCTAAGATTATGTTCTGTGGTGATGTTAATCAGACAGACTTAACTAGAGACAAAGAGAAGAATGGTATCGTAGACTTCCAACGTATCCTAGAGAACATGGAAGAGTTTGAGATGGTTGAGTTTGGGGTAGGAGATATCGTTCGTTCTGGATTGATAAAGTCTTATCTCATTAGTAAAATGTCGCTGAGTTTATAATGTTTATACACAAGGAGGACATCGATCCTATTGCAATGAATGCTAAGATGGTAGAAGGTAGGAGGTTGTATGCCACACCTAGTGGACACAACTATCCTTCTATCACTACAGTCATTAGTAATAATCCTGCTAAGAAGGCTGGCATTGCTAAGTGGAGAGCAAGGATAGGTAATGCTAAAGCAGATGCTATCTGTAAACGTTCTACCACTAGAGGAACAACGTATCATTCTATTGTCGAAGACTACTTTAATAATAGTCTAGACATAGATTCTTACAAGGATTCTCCTTTACCTGTAGTCATGTTTAATACAAGTAAGCATGTGCTAGACAGGATAAATAATATATTCTTGCAAGAGGCAGCACTATACTCTGATCATCTTGAAATTGCTGGTCGTGTAGATTGTATAGCAGAGTTTGATGGAGTGTTATCTATCATAGATTTTAAAACTGCTGCCGAACCTAAGAGAGAGGCTTACCTTTACGATTATTATATCCAAGAGACAGCATATGCATGTTGTTTACAAGAGATTTATGGTATAACTGTTAAACAACTAGTGACTATAGTCGCATGTGAAAACGGTGAGACACAAGTGAAAGTAATTCCACCAAAGAAAGAGTTTCTTTTGAAACTTATTCAATACATCGACCAGTACCAAAACAAATATGGATAAATCAAAATTACTAGAGGATAAATTTATGACACCTGCAAAGTTCTCGCAGGAAGTTGAGAAGATTGCATTTGATAATTCTGACATGAATTATATTGATGCAGTTCTTCATTTCTGTGAAGTGAATGAGATCGAAGTGGAATCAGTACCTAAGTTACTATCAAAACCACTCAAAGAAAAGATTAAATATGAAGCACAGGAACTAAACTTTATTAAAAAAACATCAAGAGCAAAATTACTTCTAGTCTAATGGGAAAATTCTTTCAATCAGAACTCGTACGTGGTACGATACAAGAGATGACAACACTCCAAGAGTTTTGTTTCAAGTCTGCTATGAATCTACCTTTACTAAAGAAGGAACAACAGTTAGAATACTTTGATGCATTAATTGAATTGATAGAGAAACAAAAGATATTTTATACTCGTATTCAATTGACTGATGATCCAGAGGCAGAGTCTATCAAGGAGAACATGAAGCAAGCAGCACTGTTGCTTGGTGGAGATCCAAACATGGATGTATTACAGATGTTTAACGATCTGTTAAAGAAAGTTACAGCATACAGAAACCATGTTGAAGGACTTGACAAAGGTTCCTGACCGTGCTATAAATAGTATATCGGGTTCGCTACTCGATACGGGAGTGACTGAATAAACTTGCTGGCATAAGGCTAGTTAAGGTGATGAGACAGAGGTGGTGCTCGCTGTGTTCGCACAGAATCGACCTACCAGTCGGGTCTCAGATAGTAAGGTAAAAATCTACTCATGTAGCAATGCCCCTTACTTATTGGTATATCATTAATCCAATCTCCCACCCCAAATCCAATTAAATCTAAACTAATATGTCATTTCAAGACTTAAAGAAAAAGAGTTCAAGTAATTTTCAGTTCCTACAGAAGGAACTAGAGAAATCTACATCAAATGCTAATGCAGATGATAGATTTTGGAAACCAGAAGTAGATGCATCAGGTAACGGTTATGCTGTTATCAGATTCCTACCAGCACCAGAAGGAGAGACAGTACCTTGGGCAAAGGTTTATTCACATGCATTCCAAGGACCAGGTGGTTGGTACATTGAGAACAGTCTCACAACATTAGGTGAGAAGGATCCAGTAGGCGAGGTTAATCGTCAGCATTGGAACGATGGAACCGAAGAAGGTAAAGACACTGCACGTAAGCAGAAGCGTAAGCTTTCTTACTACAGTAACATCCTTGTCGTGAAGGATCCAAAGCACCCTGAGAATGAGGGTAAAGTATTCTTGTACAAGTATGGCAAGAAGATCCATGATAAGATCCTCGCAGCAATGCAACCTGAGTTCCAAGACGAGACACCTATCAATGTGTTCGACCTTTGGGAAGGTGCTAACTTTAAGTTAAAGATCAAGAAAGTAGCAGGTTACTGGAATTATGATAGTAGTGAGTTCGATTCTGTTAATGCTCTTAGTGCAGATGATTCTGAACTTGAAGCAACCTGGAAATTGGAACACTCCCTTGAAGCGTTCACTGCGAAAGACAACTTCAAATCATACGCAGACCTCGAAGCAAGATTGAATCTTGTTCTTGGTGTTGGTCAACGTAGATCTGTAGCATCTGTTGAGGAACTTGAGATTCCTGTAACATCACCTCCACCAGCGAGTGTTGCACCTTCATCCTTCAGAGAGAAGGTAGGTGCTGCTGCTAGTCCTGTTAAGAAGGAAGCAGTAGTGGATGATGACGATGCTTTATCATACTTTGCATCTTTAGCATCCGATGACTAATACAGTTGACCTCTGGGTCAACTACAAAAAGACACTTGATGATGTGTTCCCTGAGTTTCAATTTGATTCTCGGTGGTGTGAGTGGGAAGGTAAAGATGATCTGACATTAACAGCAGACATCTTTACTGCTCCACACTTTATCAAATCTAGAAGAGTAGATATCTACAATTCAAAATCAGATATCTATAACAATGTAATCTATCCTAAGACAGGGAGCAACCTTCCCTGCTTTGGGATGGATCTCATGGGTTTCTTTGAACAGAAAGTCATCATTGTATTTGACTTCCAGCATCCAGTTGAAAAGTTTGTGTTCTCTGTTGATGGTTTACCTAAAGCAGAGAGAGACTATAGGTTCTTTGAGATGGGCAACCATTTTTCAGAGAATATATTTGTAAGGTACTGTACCTTTGATGAGGTTGATCAGTATTTACCTGAGTTCAGAGAGTACCTTGAGACCTATCGTAAGATGATAGATGAAGCACAACCTATTGGTGAAGATCTAGTTTTCTATAAAGACTTTGATATATACATGAAGAAATTGGATCCTAT